TTGCTCCGCTGTTAAACGCTGAATATCTAAACGCTCTTGCGCTTGCGCTTGGGTTACTGATGTAGACATCTGACTCGCAAGCTGACCCGCAAGGGCAGTTTCACCTTGAGACCTAAGAACATTAATTATGTTTTTCTTTTCTTCAGGTGTTTTAGTAGCAAAGTTTCTAACCATCTCTTCTTGACTTGCTTTACGCTCACCTGCCGCTTGTACAATCTGCTCCTGTATTGTTGGTCCACCACCCATCATACCACGTAAACCACCCGCCATGCGTTGTTGACCTGCTAAGGCACTCTGTACGAGCATATCTCTACCTGACATCTGTGTACGAGGGTCAATACCACCGCTAGGGATGCCTGTTAATAATCCTGCTATATCTCTATTAGCCATTAGTATTTCCCTCTATTATGTAAAATCGTAATCTCGTGCGACAGCGTCATCATCGTTACCAAACAAATCCTTTAACCAATCAACCCCATCAGTAAGCATACCACCCATGTCTCCTAAGTCTAAACCATACTTATTCGCTAAGATTTGCTCTTGTATCGTAGGTTCTCTACCCAACAATGCTTCAGTAAGTGTTTGACGTTTACCTGCCTCAAGTCCTTGCGCTAACTCAGCACCTTGCATTAATGCTTCAATACCAGACTGACCTAATTTACCAAACAACTCAGCACCTGTTCCTGCCCCTGTGAGTGCAAGTTTACCACCTTCTATACCATAACCAAGAGCCGCTAGTGCTTCTTCCTGCGGCTTGTAGCCTTGATTCATCATACCCGTGGCTGTATCAAACATCTGCTTCTGTTCAGCCATAGCTTGTGTCCTAGCCCCTAAGTTCGCCCTGCCCATAGCTTCCTGTACAGCAGTCTGTTGTGCTAACATTTCTGGAGTAGCACCGCCATAAGCATCAGAACTTAACCCTAAGCGTCCCTGAGATAACATACGTTCCTCTAAGGCTAAAGCGTTACGTTGTTCTTCAGGACGCTGAGTGGCTCTAATTTGCTCATACAGTTTACCCTGTGCTATACTAGGGTCTACACCTGCCTGACTAAACAAAGACTGTGCGCCAGACATTAGTTGGTTCTGAAGGGCTTGTTGCTCAGGGGACATCTGTAAAGAATAACCACCTTGAGCATCCGTAGTAGCTGAACCTAACCCTGTAGTTACTGTAAAAGGTTTAAACTCAGCCCTGCCCGCTACGTCTTCACCGAGACCATACAGCTTCTCTGCGCTTTCTTGTCCTAACTCAAGTGCCGCTTGTGCCGCTTTATCTTGGTTGTAATAACCTGCGCCCGCACCTAGTAAATCTGTAAACCAGTTACTCATTATACATTCTCCAGTTCTGCTACACGACTACGTAGCGATTGTACTTCTTTAATTAGCATAGGTACTAACTTGCTGTAGTCAACACCCATCATGTCTTCTTCATCTACAGGTTGATGTACTGCTTCAGGTGCAACAGTTACTAACTCTTGTGCAATAACACCATAGTCTTGGTGAGAACCGTCAGCTTTCCAGTCGTACTGTCTAATCTGTATAGCATCAACCTTGCTACCTGCATCAACAGAGTCTGTGATGTTTTCCTTAAGGCGTTCATCGGATGAGGTGTTATATAAAACACTTGTTGTACCATTTTGTGCAATTGTTCCTATCGTATTAGTCCCGTGTCTAAATGCAGCATAATAATTACCACTAGCAACAGAAGAAGCATGACCTACGTTTATATAAGGCACTGTGCCAGTTTTAACGCTAAAGCCGCCATTTAAAGCATTTTCGTCAGTAGTACCCACCATTAAGTCGCCTGATGAGTCGATACGCATACGTTCTGTTTCAGTACCATTAGATGCAGTACGGAATATCATTGATGCGTTTGCACTACCTGAGCTTCCCGCTGTTAATATAGCACCAGTGCCATCAACTCCTACACCAGAATAAATAGAGCTGCCACCAAACACCTGTGTAATAAGATTCGATGTTGCTCCGTTATCAATATGAAGTTTTACACTAGGGCTAGTAGTACCTATACCTACTTTTCCATCTCTTCTAACATTGAAGGTGGTTGCAAGTTTTTGTTCCGCTAAAGTATCTTCTGTTGCAAGAGCGTAATCAAAACAACCAATACCTATGTAGTTATTGTCTGCGTCTACTCCGTCACCATTATAAACAATAGCCGCATTAACTTCGTCACCAATAGTTTCAGCAAACAATATAGCAGGTTTTCCGTCTCCATTAGATGTATCTAAATCGCTAGATATTTTTACATCACCGCCATTAACGTGAAGCAGTGCATCAGGACTATCAGTACCTATACCTACGTTTCCTAATGCGTCAATACGCATACGTTCTTCTGCGTTTGTGAAAAACGACACTGGATGTGCGCTACGGTTGATAATTGCAGAACCTGTGCTAGTTGTTCCGAAATCAGTCACAACTCCGTTTGTTGTGTTTTCAACTCGCAAGTATTGCGTACCTGCACCGCTAATATGACCCTTCTGGTCAGGACTAGTAGTGCCTATACCTACGTTGCCTGATGAGTCTATACGCATCTTTTCTGTAGCATCAGCACCTTCTGATTCACCACCAAAGGATGTTGCAAATGTTAAATATGCGCCTGAACCTGTAGCTGAGTGTGAATACGCTCTTATTATTGAGGCGTTATTAGGTGCAGAGCCGCTAGTGTCTCTGTTGTAAAAGTTTAAAGATGCAATTTCGACATCAGCCGCATCAGCACCTGCGCTGTTACCTAAGTTAATATCACCATGAACGTGTAAAGGGGCTTGAGGGCTAGCAGTACCTATACCTACGTTAGCCGTAGACACATCAACAAATAATGTGTTAGTATTAACAGCTACGTCAGCACTAAAGTTAACTGCACCAGTAAACGTGTCACCCGCTGTGTCAGCCTTAGTATTTACCGCTGTCTGTATGTTTGTAAATTCAGTTGTGAACTCTTCGCCTTTAATCACCTTACCCGCGTTACCTGAAGGAAGACTATCTTTTGCTCCGAAGTTCGTTGTTATAGTATAATCAGTCATTTAAATTAATCTCCCTAGTAGAGCGTGTACGTCTATTTGTTGTATTGAATAAGGTGCGCCATTGATAGTAGACTCGATACCTATGGTTACTACAGTACCACTACCGCTTGTGTTAATCTTAGGACGTTGTATGTCCGTACCTATTGTAAATTGACCTATGCTAAACTCAGCTACGTTGTACTCAGATATAGGTGTGTTAGTTAATTCAGTACTAAAGTTTTTCTTAGTGAACCCACCGTCATAGTCATATCCCCATGCTAATGTAGTCTGTGCAGATACGTTACCAATAACTGTAATGTTAAACTTTTTAAGGAACTTAAGGTTAGTAGAGTTACCAAAGTTTAACGGGTTACTGTAGTAAAGCATTTGATAAGTACTACCATCATCTAAGTATTCTCCGTACTTAAATATACCATTCTCTCTGCCAAAGTAAAGACTACCGTCCTGTAGTATCGCTAGGCTACGAGGGTTAACACCTGCCCATGTGGTTACTCTGTTAGCACCATCAGGTAAAGTACCCCGCATATCAAAGCAATAGATTGTCTGACTATCTTGTAAAGACAATAAGTAAAATGCTTCATCTGCACTGTAGATAGACTTAATAGGATTAGCTTGCTGTCTAACTAATGTAGTTAACTCAGTGCGTACGTTGTTACTAATGTCACGCATAGGCATTGACTTTTCTTGTATAGTACGACTAAAGCTACGTACACCATCTTCAGACAAGAACAAGATGTCAGTACCTGTGTGTTGTACAGAGTCTCTAGCAATACAACCTACGCCTTCTACAGTGTCGTGTAGTACCATATTAGCAGGGCTTTCAGCACCTGAGTAAATAATAATACAACGCTTACAGAATATAATCAAGAATCCGTTGTGTGCTGATAACGCTACAACCTCATCGTGACCCGTGGGGAATACTGTGGTTAAGTCTAAAGAACCTGCTGTACCACCTGACCACTTATGTCCCTGTAATGTGTCACTCCAGTAAACAGTCTTAGTGTTACCAGATACATCAGCCGCCCATAGTCTACCATATGCGCCTATAACTTCATTAGCCTGTGGCGGTGGAGTCTGACCGCTAAAAGAACTATGTTTGGCTAGTACACCAGAACCACTAGAGTCTGTATAGATTAAAGGCTCATGTTCTCTTTGGTAAAAATACGTATGGTTGTTAAAGCTAACAATCTTCCAGTTGTTTGCCGATATAGCAGGTGTAGAACCCGCAGGTGTTATGTCAGATGAAAAGTCAAGACCTGAATATATTTTATTGTCAGCCGCAGAGAATACTACTTTGTCACCACTAGCGTCTAAGGACTCAAATACAGCCTCTACGCCACGACTGCCTGTAGCAAAGGAAACATTAGAGGACTGTTCTGTATAGCCCTTACGCGCCCCTATACGTCCATATTCGTCAATAACACAGTTACTAGCGGTAGCCGCAAAGGATTGGTCAAGAGACAGTGGTGAATCCTGACTGTTAATGCCCGCAAATCCTGGGGCTTGTACTGTAATGTTCTGTAATCGTTGTGCCATTAGCAAGGTGTCCATACAGTTTCAGAAGGGAATCTAGCGGCATCAAACGCTACTGCATCTGCTAACGTAGTGTCCGCTAAAGAGAATAACTCTTGTGCTGAAGTACCGCCTGTCTCTCCACGCTCACGGGAGGCTAAGGCTACTGCGTACTGTACTACTGGTGATGAAGGTACAACTAGTTTATCTGCGTCAAGAGCAAATGGGTCTGCTCTATCAACAATGTTAAATCGTAATGTATATGCTTTGTCAGGCTTAGGATATAAGTCAACTAAGGCATTGCCGTTAGCGTCCACACCATTCCAAGAGTAGTACTCAGGTGAGCCTTTAGTAGGCTCTTGGACTAGGTACGCGTTGTTCATCCAAGAAGAACTAGCAGAACGCATAAAGAAGTTTGACGTATCGTTAATAACGTCCAGTATCTTAAATGAGTTGTTAGTACCCGTCATGCTATAACTAAATACATCATCAGTAGTAGTTACTGTGATTGTACTTCTAAGTGCTGACCAGTCCCAAGCATCCTCAACAATGCGTCTAGCATCATTGACAAACTCACCTATTAGTTTTACATAGGAGTCATTTGAGTTTTCAATACTAGAGGCTTCGTCTTCTCGTAGTCTGCGTAGTACACTGTTTACTAGTTGTAAATAAGTCATTATCCGTACTTCCTTAAGTTCATCATGGGACTAAGCATTTCCTGTGTAGACTTAATCTCTGTGTCAAATTTAAATAGTTCTTTATCAAACAAACCTTCTGTAGGCGTAGAGGCTGTTCTTTGTTGCTGTTGTCCCTGACTGCCACCTAACATACCTCCAAGTAAGTCACCCCCTGCTCCCAACAAATCTCCTAAAGGACTATCAATAGCGTCTATAAAAGCATCAATAGGGTCTATGATATCTTGACCTACTTCCCCTAAAGTTTGTAACGTAGGGTCTACTACTTCTGAACCGAACGCGTCTATTACATCATCAATAGGGTCTATAAACGTATCATCAAAGTCACGCCCTGCTTGCTGAAGAACATCAATCCCTTGTTGTGCTACGTCCACTACAGGCTCTAATCCTGTCTTTATAGGCTGTAACACTGCATCATCAATAGCACGACCACCTGCTCTTACAGCACCTACTACAGGCTCAAGAGCATCTCCGAGGTCTGAAAAGAACTGAGACTCTGGTAAGTCAATATCAACATCAGGTAAAGCACTCCCTAGTTGTTTAACAGCATCAACACCAAACTCTTTTAGCAACGCTACCTCAACATTACCACCGTCTAACACTGCGTGTTGAACATCCATCATACCTTCTGAAAAGGCTTCAGCATCCATACCAAGAAGGTCTTTATCAATACCAAAGTCAGCCACAACGTCTTCAAGTATAGGCGCAGTTATTTGTCCTATTGCATAACCTTTAGCCCCTGCTTTAATTGCATCCTCAATGTCTCCACCTGCGGCTACAGAACTTGCTGCTGTTAACCACGGGTTGCCTGTTATAGCACCCACAAAGGCTAATGGTTTAGCAATACCTTCAGGGTCTGGTCTAACAAATACATTACTGTATGTACCTAGTTCTGCATCAGGAGAAGTCTGATACCGTTGCATTCTTTTAAGACCTGCATCCCAATCAATGTGTGCCGCAGTACCTGTGTTTAAATAAATACCTTCACCACGGAAGGAGTCAGGTCTTTTGAAACCTTCTAAGTCTTCGTACTTCTGAACTATTGGAACACCTGCGTCATCCAAGAAGTCCTTCATTACGTCCGCTTGTGCTTCTACAGCTTGACGTAGTTGGTTACTTTCACTTACCCAATACTGACGCTTGCCGTATCCCCGCCTGTGAGGAGGATTGATAAGCCTTTTGTGTGTTTCCTCAGTGGAAAAATCCAACACACCTTCTTTAATTCTATTTTGATATCCTTTGTACAAGCCATAATTTTCTGGTAATTTACGTCTTCTTTCGTTTTTGAACATTCCTCTTTTAGGGTCTACAGGTACTTTTACATTTTCATACTGAGGGTTAAGTATTAAGTCATAATCTTTCTGTGTCCAGTTTTTACTAATGTTATTAGCTCTATCATACCAATACTGCATATAGGTTTCATCAGCCGCTTGTTTAGCTTCAGTAAAAGTTCTAGGATTTCCTGCGTCATAAGATTCCCTATAATCAGGAGCAATTTTTTTAGATTCAGATAGTATTTTAGCATCATAGGCTTTTTTTTCAGCTTCTTTTCTTTTTCTTTCTTCTTCAGCTAATCTTTTTCTTTCTTCTGCCTGTTCTTTTGCTATACGAGCATTGCGTATTCTTTCCCTTTCAGCCGCACGTTTTTCTTCTGCTTCCGCTTCTATTCTGTTTTGCTCTCGTTGTTGTACTGTTCTGTTAGAATAAACATCAGCGTAGCTAGAACCACGACCCGTTGACTGTCGGCTCGCATAATATGCAGGGGGTTTGTAAGAATAACTCATTATCTATTTCTCCCTACGCCTTTAGCTTTCTCTACGGTACGCATAGCACCTAGACCAAGCATACCCATCAGTACTGGCATCATGGTTGACATATCTAGTATAGGGACTTCAATGGTAGAATCGGCAAGAGCAAGCGCAAAATTTGCCATCGGGATAAGAAGGTAGTTACTCGCAAGTCCAAGACAACAAGTC